TCGGCTTGTTCTTCACGAGTCAAACCTGAAGCTTGTGCCTGTAAAGAAAGAGTTGGGAAACGGCGGTAAGCAACCTCGTTCATTTGTTCTTTAGAAAGAGGACGCTCACTTTTAACATCGCCACGAGCAACAACAGCACCAGTAACAGGGTTAGTGTTTAAGCCAAGATCACGAGTACGCACACGGTCAATGGCTTCAGCCAAAGTAATAGGGTTACCAGTAAGACGGGCACGGTTTTGTTCCGCTTTAGCTTGACTTGTAATCATTTCTGTTACAGCAGCTTGACGGTATTGAAACGCTTCCTCATCGTTAATGAAAGAAGAACCTTGAGTATTGTAAAGAACGCCACCGTTTTCGGAAACGTAAATACCACGCTTAGGTACTTTAATAGCACGAATAGGCTGCTGTACTACAGGTTGTTCAACAGGTTGTGCCACGGGTGGTGGTGGCATTTTTTTAGGTCGTGCTACTTCTTCTTCGACTAAATCTTTTCTCGAAGCTATTGCTTGTTGCTCTAAGCGATCAGCAGTAGGAGCCAATTAGTAACCAAGTCTTTGCGCTAGGGCGAGCATAGCAAGAGTATCATCATTAGGATTTTCCATAGCCATGCGCGAATATAGTGAAGAATAATTTATGCGCCCAGATGTTTGTGGCGTTACTGGACCGTCACCGGGACCAAAAGGTGCACCAGCAGTAACAGGCTCATCAGGACGCTGCGTAGGGGCAAACAGCGGGGTGGCACTCATACCGCCACCCGCACTTTTCGCTTGTTGTGCAGAAGCACGAGGCGACTTTGCTGTTGGGGAAGCCGACATAGGAGCCATGCTTTGAGTCGTGTTAAACTCAGCATTCTCACCATACGGCATACCCGACATGTCAGCCTGAACCTGTTGGGGGCCACCATCAGTGCGTTGAGAAAGTTGACCGGGACCTGACACTGGTGCAGGGTTAGTTGGTTTACGGTAACCACCGTTAGGACTAGCCATCTTCACCCTCCAATGTTACGATCCGTGGATCAATCAGTTCTTTCTCCGGTTGTGGACCCCATTCGTCCTCATCCTCGTCCTCGTCCTCGTCGTTACCTTCACCCTCAATGGAAGACTCAAACATGCCGTACTCAACCATGGTTCGTATAGTGTTCTCGAAATAGTTTTCCATACGAGCAACCATGTCATCAGCCACGTCAGGGGACCATGATGATCCTTCAGACATGAGGGCAATGTTTAGGTCAAGGTAGCGCAAATGCAAACTAATGTTGCGGGATGGAACCCTCATGTTGTTCTACCTTTCACTAAACGAATAAACTTACTTAGAACCCTTGGTACCTTTACCACCTGGTGCACCAAACTTGATGCCTTTGCCGTCTAGTGTTCCTTTACCAGTTTTGTCCATGATTGGCATAGACACGTTTGGCTTACCGTGTGTTCCTTTATTTGGTTGTGGCATTTGTTTCTCCTTTTACCATTTCACTTTATCGGCCCAGTATGCCGCTGACATTTTACCTTTAGCAATATTTTTTGCGTGACGAGCCTTAAAAGAAGCCTGCCGCGCTGTAGGTTTCTTATCCCCGCTCACGCCTTGCTGCCCGAAACGTATCGTTTTAACTTCCGCACCTTCTTTAGCGACCACAACGTGAGACTTAGTGGGATGGTTCGGTGTTCGTTTCGGCTTATTAAAACCTGAAACACCAGCACGTTTAAGTCGAGAATCTTTTTCACTTGCCACGACTAGCCCTCATGTTATCCACAAGGTTAGGGTAAGGACGACCAGCCTTTTTAGCGGCAGCCTTAGCCTTGGTTTTCTGTGCAGAAGTTAACGGAGTAGACTTTTTTTTGGGGTTAGGCTTATCCCACACTTTTCTTGCTGGCATTACTTCTTCTTTGCAGCTTTCTTGACAGGGGTACGCTTCTTGGGGCCTTCAGCGGCTGCTTTCTTAATAGCTGCCTTTTTCTTAGCGGCTCGGCCAGCAACTACCAATGGGTCTTTTTTCATTGACATGTATTCTTTTTTTCTAGGCATATTTACTTTCCTTTCTCAGACCAAGTTAAAGGCGACTTAGTAGTTTTAACGTTTGGCATTACAGAAGAATCCTCAGGATGGTTACCATCACCACCGGCTTTACCTGTAGGGTCCATCCAACATCCACAACTAACACACATAATTACTCCTATATCGGCATTCTGCGGCTGACACCAGCAGAAAGGTTTGCTTCCCCACCAGCACCAAGAGATGCCATCAGCATTTGAAGATCAGGACGACCACCAGCAGGCATACCAGCCTGACCGGGCGCAACACCACGCATCAAACCACTAGACGATAACCCTTCAGCACCACCTTCGGCACCGTCACCGGGGGGACCTTCACTAGGGGGACCGGCCATACCTGCCTCTTGTCCCACACCTAGTTGGTCAACCCCCGGTGTGGTGGGTTCAGGGGGTGGCTCTGGGGCGAAAGCCTCATTAACCACCTTCTCAATAGGTTGACCTTTCTGCCTACCAAGAATAATGGTTGATAGTCGTGCAAGAATCTGACCGGGATCTTGACCGGATTGTGCAAGGACAGGGATAGCTTGGGCGTAACCAGCAACAGCCTGCTTGAGTGCGTCCCGCATTTCTTCAACATCCACCCGTTGTTCTTCCTCGGTGGCGTTGAGAGCAAAAGGCATCTGCCTACGCAGGAAGTCGCGGCTGATAAGACGGTCACCACGGGCTTGCAAACCAAACACGAGGGCACGGTTAGGGTCTAGCCCAGCCATCAACCCGTATTGTACATCAACCGTGTAGTCGCCTTTAATGTCTGTTTCTGGACGGTAACGAATTTCGTACGGTGTACCGTCACTGTTGCCGCGAAGGGTTTTAGTTTCTCCAGCGAAAAGCATCTCATCAACTTTGAGTGCTTTACGGATAAGGTTCTGGAAGGTACGAGCAAACATGGATTGACCCGTACGTATTTGCGTATCAAACCCTGACATGAGGGCTTGCACTCCACGGCCTGTAACTACTGAAGCGTCAATTTCGCCACCGCGAGCATTCGGGTAACGTGAACCTTGACGTAGTTCCTGATCAAGAACACCCTGCTGTGCGAACGCTGACTGTGGTACTTCGATAGGTACACGGCGTACACGTTCACCGTTAGCGGTACGGATAAC